ATGTTTTTGGATGAAAAATTGTATCATACCTTTGGATATACTTATGATTAGAAATAATGTTATTGTAAACATCCACCACAACTGTGATCCATGTCAAGGTAATGATTGTCCTTCTTATTGTGGCAATGGAAATATTGTATTAGAATTGGAAGGTGGTACTTGTGAAGAGTTAGATATTGAACCCGGTGATTCTGTGGAATATATTTTGAATTAGGCTTGAAAACTCTTGATGAAGAATTTACTCTTATTGAATTTTTTGTAAACAAACGATGGTTTTTCTGGTATACCATATCCAAACCCTATGTCTAAAGTTGTTCCGACTTTAATATCTGTAATCCCCCCAGCATTTGCAACATCAACCGCATATGTTGCACAGTTCGAATCACCACCCCCAACAATATCAAGAAAATTGTACTTTCTTGGTTTGGCAGCTTCACTCATAGCCATTTTTTCATTAGGTAATGAAAGAAGACTCACTAACATATCAAGTTTAGGTCCGTCTCGATAAGTTTTAGTTTTACATAGTTTGGCAACTTCTTCGGGATTTATTAAAGACTTTTTTGCATCAAACTTAGCGATTCTACCCATTGAAGTTTGTAAAACTTTACCGACACCTTTGTCATCATAAGGACCGAATTCAAAAAGATTAACATTACCGTCTTTGTTGATAATGATACATCCCCCATGTCCTGTTGCATATATCTTTATTTGTTTACCCTTTTGTTCATTAATACCTAACATGTCTTCAATCCACTCGGCATCTCTACCTACTTTCTGTAAAATACGGGTTAAGAATGAATCTTCTACACTTGGTCTATACTTAGGAAATGCAAAAAACATAAAATAACCACTATCCGATGAAGTTAGTTTTGGTGTAGTGGTTGTTATTGGTATTCCTTTTAATTGTTGCTCCGTAATTTCAGTTTCTTGCTCTGATTGTGAAATTTTTTCTTTCAAAACTTTTTGAAATTCTGATGCAATCATTTTGGTAAACTTAACGTAAGGAGCATCATCCTTCTCTGGATCGTATCTATATTGACCTTGTGGTGGTCTTTTAGATCTTCCTAAGTAATTCAAACCTGATATGTTAGTAATACACTTGTGTCCACCTGAATTTGCTTGAATCAAATCCCAGGCGTTAATTCCTATTTGATCTAACATTTGTCTGTGCTCTTCAGATAAGTCTTTGAATGGTGTTTCCATCATTTCTTTTATATGGTTCAGTAGTTGTTCTCCGTTGTCCATATACATAAACTTCTCACCATATAAAGCATCGAAATCCTTAAATGTAAATCCAACACTCTCTGGTCCCACCGCAGTCTCACTAACCCATTTTATCGTTGATAATGGTATTGTTTTAGTTTTTAACTGACCTTCCCATTTACTTAATACTTCTTGCGCAATTTCCCCCAAATTAACCCCTTTGAGTTTTCTTTCTTTTTTGAATGGATTACAAGATGCTTGAACAAGTCCCATCGGCCACGCCATAATGAGAAAGTCTGCCTCAGGATTATTTCTGAATGGGGTATACCTGTCATAAGATCCAGGCTTGTACATACTACCTCCACCGTATTGGAATATAATGTTGTCCGACACTGTCGGAAAGTCCTTCATTTGTTGTGCGTAATCTTCTGCATTTTTTTGTAATTCTTCAGGATTTGCTGCATTGTTGTTTTTCATCCACTCTTTAATGTTATTCAAAATTGATAACAAAGATGGTTCTGAATTTAAAACAAGCGACTCAAGAAATCCTGGTTTGTTTTTAAAGGCTAATAATAATTTGTTAATAACCAACCCTAATAACATTTTGTTCTTTTGTAATGATTTTTCTTTGTCAACTCTGAATAGGTAATTGACAACGTCTGTTGGGCTAAGGTCGTACTTGGCGAAATCTGCAGAGTCTACTGTACTAATCAACAAGACATCTGAAGTTGGAAATATATCTTTTGGTGAAACTACTTGGGAGATTGTTTCTACATTTGATCTTGAAGATCTAAACGAGGTAGATTTTGTGTCCTGAGCCCCGGCTTGTCTATCATGGTGGTCTGTGTGAATCACAAACATTGGTTTACCGTGAGCGAAGTCAACAAGAACTGGCATTGTATCACCTGATGCATCGTTCTTTTTAACTGCAAATTCTTTTTCACCATATTGAATTACCTGTGCACCAACAACGTCAATACCATTATCTTCAAGGTACTCCTTCATTGCAATTGCTGTTGTAACCCCATCAAGGTCTTGATGGAAATAGATTTCGGCTTTGGGGTATCTTTTCCTCAAAGCCGAAATATCTCTTAAACCCGTCTCTGTTATTAATTTTTTACGCACGATTTACAAACATTTCTAATCTTCCTTTGTCATTCACAAAAACATCCACACCTTGGAAATACTTTCCCTTGTCCAAAGGTGAGACACTACCCATACTTATTTTGTCTCCTTTTTTCATTTCAATAATTGTTGAAGGAGAAAGTTTTGTTCCTTTTGAAATAATTTTACCTTCAGTCTTAGGTGTTCCTTCTACCAAGAATACTTTATAATCCCTTTTTTTTGCTTCAGGAAAATCACATATCGCTTTTCCTATAGAACCTTTAACACCCATCGATGTTTGTTCTTGAATAACTTTCTTTACAATATTTTTTAAATCAGACTCAGTAAGTCTTATAACTTTCTTTCCCATATATTAACTTTTCAGTGTTAGTAAGTATTTTAATTTATTTACCTGTTGTAACATCTCGTCTCTTAAATTGAGTAAGTCTGTATCATATCTACCATCTAGTTGATCTGTCATTGATACTAAAAATTCAACAATACCATCTACAAAATTTTGAAGATTTATTGACTTGATGTCTTGGAATGCAATGACAAACTCTTCAGGAAAACTAGGTCTTCCATATTTTCCCATCATAGCTTCAACAAATGCATCTATATGGTCTCCAAAAGAATCATATATGTCACCGTACGATCTGTGTTTGGCATCTCCGTATGTTTGCCAATGTAAAAACCTAAATTGGTTTTGTATCTGAATTAATTTTAAAACTATTTCTTCTTTCATATTATCTTGGACTTAAACTTGTTTGTATTAACCATGACAAAGGATCAAGTGTTGGTTTTGCACTTGGTTGTGATGCTGGTTGTGTTGCTGGTTGTGTTGGTACCGCTTGTGAAGATCCACTTTGTCTATTTAAGAAGGCTTGTGCTTCTGCTTCAGAACCAAAATCTTCTTGTACGTATTGTTGAGCTTCGGGTGTGTTGTTATAATCCGCAATACTTTGTTCGAATTTAGAATCACCTAATTGTTTTTGTAATTCGTCAGGTCCAACAAAATTAGCTATACCTAAAAAATCAAGAAGACCTAAATACCATTTTGTCTTTCTCATTAAAGCCCTTACACTTCTATTTCTTCCCATCAATTGTGGCATACCACCCCAAAATGTTTTCCAAGAAAGTAACTTATTACCTGTTCTATATCCTGAAAACATACTAGGTGTACTCTTTGACAAATTAATTAATTCTTCTAATTTCTTAATCTGATCTATTTTACTTAATCTTATAACTGCACCTGAACCCGCCTTTATTCCTTTAAATTGGGGTGCTAAATCAGCAGCTTTAGTTCTAATCGCTGTACCTCTACCCGCACCTTTGAATAATTGAATCCATTCTAAAATTGTATTTTTAAACCCTTTAAGTGGTCCTGCCGGCATAGCCTTAATAAGTTCTTCTAATTTTCCAGAAATCTTTGTCATACCTTTAACGAAAGTACCTATGATACCTCCTGAAGCAGACAATTTAGCTAATTCTTCAGCAGCATCTTTAGCTTTACCCGCCTTAGACAATTTCATTATACCATTTAGCGCTTTAGCTGATGGTTTTCCAAGTTTGAGTGCATACATTACAGGTTTTGCAACCACGTCACCCGCATAAGGTATTGCGGCAACCATTGAAAGGAATCCGAAAAGATACTCTCCTTGAGTTAAATAAATCACCCCATTGAGTGCATCAGCAATTCCTGTTGGGTCTATCCATCCTACGACATCTAATACCGTATTATACCACTTTTCGTTAAGGGTATTTGATTTTTCTTTGTTAATTACCTCTTGGATCTTTTTTTTCTTTTCAGGATATAAAACCTTCATGTATTCTAAAACGAAGATTCTTTCCTCCTTCGATGCCTGTTTCCACTTTGTTTTCAATGACTCGATAAGTTTTTCATTTTTCAACTCCTCACTTATTCTGTCAAATTGTTTTTGACTTAATACTATATTTGGCATTTAAACATTTTCTTAATAAATATCCAAACTAATAAAAAAAGGGTTCCTAAGAACCCTTTTCAAAATCTAATTCAGTTTGTTTCTTTTTATCAACAAACCCTTGTACTCTTTTTCTACCTATTTCGGCATAGTTTTCTGATAATTCAATACCAACCCATCTTCTGTCCAATATTTCTGCAGCGACACAAGTTGTAGCTGAACCTGCGAACGGATCCATAATCAAATCATTTCTGTACGAAAGTATTTTGATGGCTTTAGTCGGTATATCCATTGAGAACGTAGCCTTTGTCATTGATTTAGTGTCAGCAAAATAATTCCATTGTCCGTATACCAAGTCAATAAATTCCTTCTTTTGTTCTTCAGTATAGGTTTTCTTTTCCTTACCACCTTCTTGTTCAACCATAGTTGCTGTCCATTCAGGATCACCCTTAACTTTTTTAATATGATGTTTTTTGTACGCTAATATGATACACTCTTTTGGATTGTAGATATATGGTGCAGATGGTGACATCCAAGAACCCCAAGCAGTTGTTTTGCTTCTGTGAGGTGACTGTTCTTCCAAGTCAACAATACCATAAAAACCAAACCCAATACTTTTCATGATGTTCCAAAGTTCTGCCGCCATGAAAATTCTACCACCTTTATCCTGTCGATTTATTTCGTAAGGGATATTCAAAGCAATCCTACCATCATCTTTCAAAACTCTGTAAGCCTCTCTCAACCAATTATTGGAGAATACTTTATATTGATCAAACTCTAAATCATCTTCAAAGGTATCATAGTCAATCCCAACACCATACGGTGGTGAAGTAACAATGAGATCTACAGATTTCTCTGGCATCTCAGACATAATTTTAATACAATCACCAATTATTATGGTATTAACAATTTCTTCTATTTTCATAATTTTATTTTACTATTACTACATCTCCTTTCCAAATTACTTCATTAGCCAAACAACTCACATGATGTTTATCAACTTGTTCCGCCCTTATAGTATCCCAAACTTTATCTCGAGTTGTATGAACAGGTATTTCAAAAATAATGTTTGAGCAAAGGTGTTCCATGTCATCAACTATGATTCTCCAAAACATGTGATTATCATCACACAAGGTATTCCATCTCACTTTAACATGTATCATAATTTTCCCTCTTGTTTTAATTGTTCCCTAATTTTAGTTGCAGATATTTCACTGACTTCTTGTGGTGGTATGTGTTCAATGATATCATAACCCACACCTCGTCCGAAGTTTACTGATTCTATATCAGGGATTTTGATAATTTCAACTCTTCCCTCACTAATTAAATCCAACAATTCAACAACTATATTTGAATGTACTTGTTCGGTAGTAAATGGATTTTTCTCGTCAGGTTGAACATCTCTAATACAAATCAAAACATTTTTACCCTCATTAAGTCTTTGGTCAATCAACCATCTGTGACCTTTGTGCCAAGGTTGCCATCTACCAATAAACATCGAATATTGTTTCCCCGTACTGTTCTTCAGTTTTGGGTCTCCTTCTACGTGAATCTTTTTCATTAAAAAATTAATTTTTCTCTTATTTCCTGAAGACTTTCGAATTCAGGTTTATTTGTTGTGTCGATATCTATGAAGTTCTCCAAAGGTGGTTCATAGTTTTGAACGTGATAATTTTCTCTACCTCTGACATCTTTCGTGTGAATATAAAGTTCAACTATACCGTCTCCCAACTTTTCTTTGAAAGATTCTCTTTGATCTCTATAAGGTGATACTAATGAAACTAAAACATTATTTCCTTTATTATGCAGGAAATGAGCTATGTTTTGAGCTAATTCAATGTTCTTTCTTCTGCCCGCTTCACTATAATCTTTGTTATCAAAGATTTCTCTGATATCATCACCGTCAACTAATATTGCACTTCCTTGTAATGCCGAAATCATCCAATTTGCCAATGTGGTTTTACCTGCACCTGGTTGACCTGTTAACCAATAAATCATTTTTCTAAGTTTTTTATTTTTCTATCCAAATAAAAGGCGGCCTTCTTGAGGTCTTCAATTTCTTTGGTTTTATCTTTCTTACCCGCTCTTGCAACATACTTAACCACGTTGAACAAATACGCGTCTTGATCCAATTCCCAAGCTTCACAAACCTTAATAACTTCATAAGGATTGTCCGCCCCTCCATAATGTTGAGGGCCGTTTACCATATCTTTTGATTCTGTCATTTTTTAAAATGAGGTTTTAGATGTGTCTTTTATTTCACTATGATTATAAGGATAAGTTCCTAATTGTTTCTTATAATATTCCATCTCAAGACTATCTTTTAAACGTTGAATTCTTTGAATTTCTTTTTTGTCCTCAACATCCCTATTAGGTGTTAATGAAATGTATATGAGTAAAATTATTATAGTGAAAAAGAATCCAATTTCTTTTATATTTTCTTTAATGTTCTTCATTTTTATTCCCCCATTTTTTCTCCATGTACTCGATGTATCGATCTGTTTTATTCCCATTGTATAGAAAATATACAAAGTAATAATCAATAATCCAGTCCAATTTTTTTAATAATCGTTTCATTTCCTCTCACTAAAAATTATTGAAAATATTTTTCAATAGCCTCCAATTTATCGTCAGCATCCACCAACATTTGTAACGCCTCTTCAGCATTTTTATAAAAGTCACCTGTTGAGTGATCTCCGATACCTACCGCATTATCACCTAATAATTCTAAAGTTAATAATGCTTTCGCTTTTTCAGCTTCAGCAGAAGCTTTAAGCATTTCTTTCAATTTTGATTTGATATTTCCCATTATTGTTTGTTTTTATGTTTTTCAGATCTTTCACCTTTTTTATACGTTTTCTTTTCAAGTTGTTCCTGACTTGTTTCTGAGTTAGTTACCACTTGATTTTCTTTTGGTCTTCTTGTGGTTTTTTTCCACTCTGTTTTGGAAACGTACTTCCAACTTGACCCTACCATGTTGATTGCGGTTTTGTCATCAACTCTTTTGATGTCACCGACTTGGACATCTTTGTTTGCTCTAATTGCTTGAATACACTTCATAGTTTACCTCCATGTTTTAATTTAATTTCCAATTGTCATATGGTATCATAGACTTTGGATGATAATGAAAAAAAGTTTCGTGAATAAAAGTATAAGGGTTTTCTTGTTTAGTATCAAGATACGCCCCCCAAAATGACAATGTTGAGTTTGATAAAATGTGTTTGTCACACTTTGCCATCATAAACATTGATATGTGTGGATCTTCGTCAACAAATATGATATCACTCTTGGGAATATCTAACTGATCGAGTAAAGTATTTGACTTTTCCTGATTGTCAGTGAAAACCAATATCTTATGTCCCCATCTTTCTCTGTTCAAGGTTTCCAAATACCATTCCATCGGTGGTATAACAGGTTGAATAAAATCATTGTCATTACCCATCCTAAGATGAAGTGATATTGTTTTGTCTTGGAATAAATGAGAGTAATTGAAGTTAATATATTCCTTTATCCCCGAGTTCATTTCGAATTTCTCAAGGAGATATTCTCTGTTATGATGCCAGTATTGGTGGTTGAAGAAATACCCTTGAATTAGAAATGGTGTTTCGGTTATTGTTTCAATTGGAACGTACTCACCCCCTTGTCCTGTATCATATCCCCACGCTAAAGATTGATTGAAATCCCAAATGAATGCTGGTGGTCTTCCGTAGAACCACGGTAGTTTTGGGAATATATCTCCCATACTCACACCTCTATCTTTCATTTGATGTCCACCCCACGGATCGAAATGATGATTCCTTGTAGGTGTTTGAGTTACCTTCGAGAACAAAGAATATTCTGACTGATGTGTTAACCAGTAACCCAAGACAGAATCAATATCTTTATCTCTAGCATACGAAAGAAGGGCGGCCATTTGAAACATTACATTTCCAAGACCACCCATCAAAACTACAGATCCTGTATTATTCGTTATTTGCGGTAACAACTCTTTCGATTCCATACTTATTGGCAATTTGGTCATCTGTTAATCCTTCTAAAAACATCTCATAGATGTTTGAACTTTCTTCGTCCAAGAAGGTAAGTGAATCACTTTTCCCATACAATTGTTTGAGACTATTGTTTGCCAATGCGTGAAAGCATCTTTCTTTGTCTAACCATCTTTGATTGAATCCCATAATACAAATGTACTAAATTTGGATTAATCTTCCAAATCTCTAAGTTTTTTGAAATTGACCACCTGAAAAATGTAAGCCATGAGTGCTCTCTTCATCATTGGAATGAAGGTCTCTTCGTAAGGAAACTCTTGTGTGGTTCTTGATTCAAATATTGGTACTTCTCTATAAAAGTCCGTAAGATTCCAAGTTGAGTGATCATCTAAAATTTGACTGAATGTTTTTTCATCTGTGTTTGCAGAATAAATTAAATTCAAATGGGTTTTGTTAAGATAATCTTCGGGTCCATCCTTTTTGATTTCATACTCCCAGACAAAAAGTTTGTCGTCTTCTTTTCTTCTGAAATAAACATACCCTCTCCCATCTTCTAATCTATCCTTATTTCTTTTAACATGAACTGATATTGCATCCTGAGCTATAGTCCAAATTGATTTTGCAACACTAAAAGCCTCATAAATTTTCTGACCCGAATATTTGATAGTTTTGTTAACTTGTTCTTGTTGTTCTTTGTCTAATACTGGCGGTTTTTTCGGAAAAAGTTCTTTGAATAATATTTCATCGTCAGGTGCACTAAACTTTTTCTTGGTTAACAACATTGTGTTTTCCTTATTGATTGATTGTAAATTGGCAAGATGCAATGATAACTCCACAAAGTCAGGATATATTTTGAGATCATCAAAATTCTTATCACATTTTTGTAGGTACGCCAAAAGGGTATACTTCTTATACTCGAAATCCAAAGGTTCCTTGTATATCCATTCCGGGTCTAATTTGAAACTACTTTTTTTTGTTCTTGCAGCCATGAGAAAAATATAACGTTAGTTCATTATTAATCAATTCTGAAAACATAGTATTGTTCACCCATCACTCTGAATATTTCATAAGATCCGTCATATGGACTTAATTGTCCATAACCATCTGCGTCAATTACCGCCTGAATAAATTCATCTTTATCAACGAAATCCTCGGCATTTAATCCGTACTCATCCATGTAATATTGAGGATTTTTTCTTACTTCGTCTACGAGGTCATCTATCTTGTCGTTAATTAAATCTTCAGGGAAATCTCCTTCGGGATTTTCCTCAATTTCTACAATCTCCTCATCTAATTCCGTAATAGAATCTCTTAAGGAATCTATTTTTTCCTCTATGTTATCATATTCTTCACTATCTTCATCCAATTCTGATTGATACGCCTCTAATTGTTCAATCGTAATTTCTAATTTTGCCATCTTTTGTTTGTTAAACTTAATTTGATCCACTTGTTTTTTGTCTAACATTCTTTCATCATCATTGAAATAAGAATCAGGATTTTCATAAACATCATATTCGTAGTTATCTCTTGAATGTTCTGCAACCGCATCTTCATCAATATGATTTCTCCAAAAGGACTCATTGAATCCTGTAATTCCTATATCATCAATTAAAGAATCCACATACTCTCTCATTGCTTCTTCAACTTCACCTTCATATCCAACCGCAAATGTTTGTCCATTGAAATCAGGATGAATTACTTCGAATTTAGCAAGGCCAT